GTAATACTTTCCTTTGCCATAACTGTAGTGTTGTATTGTGGAGGTGCTTTCACCCCTCCTGGTTAATATTATTTTCTTGTATTAGCAAACTCATCCCACATTTCCAAAGCCCAGTTAAGGGATCTCTCGTTATGTGCCAAGCACTTGCTAAAGAAGTCTGAGGCTTTCACTGGGTGAAGATCCAGGAGATCCCCTTTGCCGTTGCCGTTCCTGTAGCCCTCATAACAGTGATCCTGAGCCTCCTTTTCAGTGTCGAAGATAACCGCCTTTGTGGTCATAGGAAAGAAGCAGCTGCCTTTGTAGCCGTTTCCCTCTCCGACATAGCAGTAATAGGTTTCACCACCCCATCCAGCCACTACAAAGCCTGTGGACTTTTTCAGCTGCCTGGCTCTGTCGATGTCCTTTTGCATCATGTCGATGTAATACCTTTGCTCTGTAGAATAATTCTCAATCTGTACCATAGTCTGATCCTCCTTATTTAATATTATCAATAATGTACGTCTTATCCTCATCCCAGAGTGGCAGATCCATCCTGAGCTTACGCTTGATCACCTTGTCATGTCCTACCAGCAGGATAGCTTTGTGTAAAAGCTCAACGTCACCAAAGCACTGTGCTCTATCCAGGAGGAAATCTACCAGCTTTGATCTTTCCTCTCTCATAGCATCCAGCTTATCTTTGAGTTTCTCTGCCTGGCCAAAGAAAACAGCCAGCAGCTTACTGTCTTTGTGATCCTTGAAATCCTGGCAGAACTCATCCTTATCCATGTTACCAGCCTCCAGGTACATCAATTCAACACCCTTGAACTCTTCATCAGTGAGTTCAATTTTCGTTCTCTGGGTAAATTCTTGCTTTTGCATAACAATACTGTTTAAAATTTCATGGTGCAAAGGTAAGAAATTACTTCGAGAAAAACAAGAAAAAAATAATGTAATTTGCTGAAAATCAGTAAAATGTGTTTGACAAACACACCTTAATGAGTTTGCCAAACACACTTATTTTTTTACTGGGTGAATTTTACTCCAAAACTACACTTATATCATCATCCCAGGTATCATCTACAGTGATCGTCAAGCCATCATCTGTTAGTGAAGAAAACAGGTTGCCACTAATCACAGTCCTACGGTTCTTTATAAGCGTTACCTTCAGGGTCTTTTCAAACAGCAGATTGTTAGTCTTATCATAGATGAGGAATGTGATATTTCGGCTTTCAGTGTCGATTATAGTAGGGAATGACATAAAGTAGTAATCAAACTGATCCAGCTTATTGTCGGTTACACCAGCTTGAAAGGTGTGGTAAGATTTACCGTCTGTGAAATTGTTCCTGTGGAAATACCAGTTAGGGTAGTCCTGGATCTTATACTCTACCTTTCCCACATTCTCAGGGATCCCATCAGAAATGCTGATCCTTAGAGCGGCACACTGCCTTTTTACCTTAATTTCATGCTCAGTTGCTTTGTTCTCAATCGTAACCACGTCATTGTAATAGAATAGTTCTTTGTTGTTGTAATAGACATTCATATTATCATGTTCTGGATTCATTGATTGAAATTCAAGTGTTCCTGTTCCATTACCTCCAGCAAAGGCAAAAACCTTGTAATCACCAGGTGCAATGTTTACTTTGAGTGTGCCAAAATCCTCTGGAGCTGTTTCAGTCTCTGGATCGAATTTGCTTACCAGCTCCTTTTTAAGGGTATAGCCAGAATAGATGAAGATGTGGATCTCATTGATCACGTCCTCAATGTTGCTGCCGCTGGTTGTACTTGCAGCCCTTGTGGAGGCTCTGGCATTCATCGGCTGATCTTCCACTGATAGGGTAGTGACAGTGAAAGTAACAGGCACTTCTGCTGGTTCTGTAGTCTGGGTTCCTGTAGAATCATCACTGGAGCAAGCCCCAAACAACACGCTTGCCAGGATCAATACTGAAATAAATCTGAATTTGTACATAATACTGTTATTTTAATTACTGATGCAATAGTGCATCCATATAATAACGGTATTAGTAACCATTGTTATTGCCTAAATAACAAAGTTTAGGGAGTACTTTACAGTACCCCCTTAACATTTACCTGGTTAATCTGTGGTGCTCTCAGCCATTTCTTTGAGTATGCTATCCAGCACAGCTGCCTGTTCTGCCACCGTTACTGTTCGTTCTTTGACCTCAGTAACCCCATTTTCGGTTTCCTGGTAACGCTCTGGATATGCCTCAATCTCTCTGGATCTCAGCACACCATCTTCTATTTTTCCGTACTTTACCATGATCTGAATCTATTACTTATTTACACCTTTTTTTCACTTTTGTTGCTTGATTGTTACTTTTTGTTTCCCAGATCTCCAAAATTTACCTGGTAATCTTATCAGGAAAGCAGCTATTCACATTCTGAGGGCGAAAGTAAAGCACTCTTTTTACCGATATTCTTTACTTTTATCCCTGATCCGATACACTCCACCTGAGCATCACCGTATTTGTTCACAATCACCTGGGCATTGCCACCAGCCACGGCTACCACCAGATGAGAGTTATCAAAAGCGTCTATAGTCACTATGGCATGATCACTGACATTGACCGCTGCCTGGCTTGTGTGCCTGATGTAGAGCCTGGAAACGCTGTACTCATCATATTCCAGTAAAGCCTTGCAGCCTCCATTCAGCACCACGTCTGGAGCATTCCTTAGTCCAGTGATCTCATCATCCACGTAAGCACCGAAAGGTTCACTCTTACCCTTGAAGTTCTTACGCATGAAGTCCAGCGTGGGGTAGTCATTCTTGATACAGAAGTCAATCCCACGGATGAAGAGCCGCACCAGAGCCTCTATAGACTGGCTCCTGTCAATTAACCCCTGGTATTGGGAGCACAGCCCCTTTGCAATACCATCCTGCTTTAATTGTTTGTTTAGTTCCATATTACGAAATTCCTTGTGATAATAATGGGTTCCCTGAATTTTTGAGTGATCTGAGATCGTTGGCAATATCATCCAGTCTCTTGCAGAAGCTGGTATTGTAAGCAATCTCAGCCTGGTACTGGAGCTGCTGTCTCATCATCACCAGCATTTCACTCTGATTGATCACTATGGCATTCATCCTGCCAGCTACTATGCCACCTGTTTCCTCACTCATTCCATGTACTGCTCCTGTGAGAGGATCCTTTGTCTGTTCCTCGGCATTCTTGATCCAGTCACCAATACCGTCCAGGGCATTGTTGAACAAGTGGCCTGCCTGGTTTACAAGTGCCTCAAAGTGGGCACGTTCCTGATCTGTCAGGATGTTATCTTGCATAGCACCACCCAGGTACTCCACGGCATCATTGATACCCTTAGCCAGAAACTGCCTCTTTAGAGCCTCAACCACGGCATTTTTAAGCACCTCCTTGGTTTTCTTTCCCAGAGCCTCTGCACGATCCAGTCCCTGGTCGTATGCTTCTACCAGGGCATCCGCAAACTCATCAATGGCTGACTTTACATCAGTACCAGCCAGGGTTTCCATCATGCTACGCTCCATGTCCTGGATCTGAGTGTCTATATCCTTGATCTTCTCTTCCCACTGGCTTATCTTATCCCAGTCGGTATCTTTCTTATCCTTTTCAGCCTCGATCTGTTCACGGATCATCTGCTGCTGCTTTCTCAGGTTCTCAGTCTGTAGTTGCATCAGGTCGAACATATCACCTGTACGCTCAGCCTTTTCCAATTCATAGCGGAGATCCTTGATCTGCTTAGTCAGTTCAGCATACTTTGAGAAATTCCACATCTTGCTTGCAAGCTCTGCCTCAGCCTCCAGAGCCTTGATCTGATCCTGGATGGCAGAGACACGTTTTCGGTATGCTGCCTCTTCCTCATCGTTGAACACCCAATAGGTGTGATCATAGGCATTCTGGAGCCTCTTCAATGAGCTATCCAGGGCATCAATGTCACGCTGGATGGCCTGGATATGCTCTTCTATCTCATCATCATTGTTGAAGAGAGAGGCAATCCACTGAATCCCCTGGAGGGCAATGGATATTGCAGCCAGTACCACCGATGCTGTTTCCGCTGTCTTGATGGCCGCTGCCATAGCTATTCCTGCCTGTGTAATACCGCTTACCATATCCAGTGTGGCCTTTCCGTTCTCACCTATCAAGTCACCCAGGACAGAGCATGAGGATATTGCATCATCCACGAAGTCAAAGCAAGCCTTTGTAGCATCACCCAGATTCTTCCAGTCGGTCTTGATCTGTTTGGAAGTTTTCTTTGATCCGTCCTGCTGTTTCTTGAACACCTCAGACAGTGCATTACCCATAGCCTTGAAAGGATTGGTGTCAAGCACCTTTTTCTTTGCCTCATCCAGCTTATCCAGCACGGCTTTCATGTCCGCTGGATTCAGTTTCAGATCCGCTGTGCTCATCTTCTGCTGAATATCCTTGATCAGCTTCTCTATCTCTTCCACCGTCAGGCTGTCGAGATCGGCAAAGAGGTTTTTCCAGCTCTCCGTCTGCATCAGCATCTGGGCATTGAGGGCTGAAAGTGCCTCAGCCTCTCCCTGGTTGATCATTGCCACACGGTCACTGAAGCCCAGCTTTTCAGCCTCGTTTCTCAGGATCTGGTACTGCTGTGTGATCTCCAGCTTCTTTTCCTCAAAGGTCTTATAGTTATTCAGCACCTCTTCCGTCACCTGTTGGTTCAGTTCACTCTCCTGCTGGTTCAGTGCAAGGTTGGCAGCGGCATTATCATCAGTATTCAAGTGGAAATCACCCCTTGCAAGGCGATCTTTCATTTCTGCCACGGCCTGTAGTTTCTGTGCCAGTGTCTGTGCCTGTCGGATGCTCTGTGTGAGTGATTCCTTGAAAAGATCCATGTCCGATTTCTGGCCTGTAAGCTCATTGAGCTGGCTCCTGAGGGCATTGAGGGCATTGGCATCACCAGCCGTAAAGTCATTGGGCTGTGCCGATCTCTTAGCCTCCAGCTGTGCTATCTGTGAATTTACCCAGGTAATGAAACTGGATCCGTTAGCCAGGAGATCCTTGAAATGTGTATTGGCTACATCGGCTCCTACGTTCCTTACCCAGGAGAAATAAGCCTCATACTGCCTCTTCTTATATTCGATCTCACCGTCAAACAGCTTAATGCTCTCACTGTCGTATGCCTGGTTAGCCAGCTTTCGCCTCTCTTCAAAGTTACGCTTTTCCTCATCAGTCAAGCCACCGCTCTTAGGATTAGCCTTTTTCCTGGCTTTCTCCAGCTCCTTTTCCTCCTTAGCTATACGGTCAAGCTCTCTCTGGTGCTGGAGATCCAGGGTTGCCTTACGCTTTGCATAGCCCTCTTCCATCACAGAGATACGTGCCTCTTCCAGCTTACGCTGTGCCTCCAGCTGCTTCTCTTCAAGCTGGTTGTTATTCTGATCCTGCTGGCTGGCTTTGTTGCCCCCACCCTTAGACTGTGTAGGGCTATTCTGCTGGAGCTTGCTCTGTAGCTGCTGTAGCTCCTTAATATGCTTCTTTCTCTGATCCGATCCGTACTGCTCAGTGGAGATCATTTCCCTTAGCTGCTTGATACGCTCCTGGATCCCGCTGTCAGTATTCAGGTTTTCAGTCTTTGTCTGTATAGCACCGTTCAGCTGTGCTTGCAGCCCTATACACTCCTGGAGCCGCTTTTTCAGATCATCTATCTGGTTGGTGTCCGTCTGAGGGCTTACTATCTTTGCGTTCAGGGTGTCGATCTCATTCTGGTTTTCCTTTACTTTCTTATCAAGTTCGTCAAATGACATAGTGGCAAATTCTGTATTCACTTCCACTTTCGTATTTCCGTTGTAGAGATCGTTTTCCTTTATCAGCTGATCTGTCTCTTCAAAATAAGTCCTCGCAGACTTAATAGCCTCATCAAGAGATTCTGCATATCTTTTTTTGAATGCCTGTATTTCCTCATCATTGGCATTTGTAGCACTTTGAACGTGTTCTGCCACCTGATCTATTGCTTGCCATCTTTTTTGAGCAAACTCACTACTTTCCTTATCAAGCCTTGCCAGCATTCCCGAAAGTTCTTCCGTTTCAGTCCTGATGTTGTCTCTTGTGGCTTCCGTCATTTCATTAATTGACTTTGCTGAATAATTGTAACCATTGGCACCAGGTATGGCGTGGTAGGCTTTCAGGCTCTTTGTGTCAGAGAAAAGATCATCAAACGTACTATTGTCTCTATCAGTTCTCTCCGTTCTTGCCTTTTCTATATACTTTGCATTTGTTTTGGCCTTAGCATTTCGTTTAACAGCATCTGTCAATTCTTCATACAGTCTCTTTTGATCTTTTAATATTCCGTTTTCATCAAGTAGAGTAATATTGTACTCCTGGCACATCTGATTGATCTTATCAATGGCATCCTTATGGGTTTTGGTTTTGCTATCAGTTGTCTCAATGATAGATTTTAGCATATTGAGACGTTCCATTTCCTCATTTACCTTATTGTTAAACTCTCCAGTAAGATCCGTAGCCTCTTCCTCTTCATCTTTGAAGAGCATAAGAGCGGAAATGAGTGTTCCAAAAATGGTAACGAGCCAGCCTATAGGATTGGCTTTCATGGTAGCCCAGAGGGTTTTCAGCATCAGTGTTGCACGGCCTGTAGCTGCTGACAGGAGGTTTGTTGCTGTTGTCTGCACACCCTTAGCCGTGGTGTCTGTTGCAGATGCTACAGTGGATCTTGTCGTGGCTGTAACCTCCAGGGTTTTCTTCTTTGTGTAGAAGTCTGTAGATGCTGCCAGGGCTGTTTTCCTGGTTATAGCTTGTTGATCTTGGGCTATCTCCAGTTTTTTCTGTGCTGCTGCTATAGCACTGGCATCACCGCTCTGTCTCGTCCAATACAATTCATACCGTGCTGCCTCTGTACGTTGTATAGATGCTACAGCGGCTTGTTTTGCAGCCTCCATCCTTTGAGCTGCTGCACTGACCTCTGTACGCATAGCCTCCAGCTCTGCTGCTGCCTTTTCCTTGGTGGCTGCTGTTGCCGTGCGCTTAGCTGCTACCTCCTGATCAAGTGCTGCCCTGTATATTGCACTCTTCGATGAAAGATCAAGTTTCTGTACGGCCTGTCTCTGCTCAACCGTCAGCACTTGCATAGCTGCTGCCTCATACCCTTGTGAGCTTGCTGTAAGCCCCAGGTTTGAAAGGTACTCTGCCTGTTGTGCTGTCAGTAGGGACTGGATGGTGGCGATCCTCAGCCTTTTCCTCACCTCTGCCAGCTCTTCTGCTGTCAGTTCTGCCTCCAGGGATGCTACATAAGCCTCGTTAGCTGCTGTCATGGCACGCTGCTGGGCTGCAACCTGGCCAGTTGCAACCGCCTCTGCTTTCATAAGGGCTATCTTAGCCTGTCGTGCTGTATTATCCAGAAGAGCAACACCAGTATATCCCTTTGTAGCCAGGGTGTTGAGCATTATAGCGGCTCTCAGTGATCCGTAAGACACGGCCACGGCCTCCAGGATGTCAAGGATCTGCTGGTAGTGCTCAACCAGGTATGATGCTCCATTGATGGCATCGGCAAACACCTCCTGGTTCTTAGTGCCTATGTCGTTAAGCATACTGTCCCAGCTGTCGCTCAGGTTGGAAAGCATACCAGTGAGGGATGCAGACTGCTTTTCCATAAGGTTGTAGAACTGGCCACCAGCATCCGTCATTCCGTTAATCACCTTTTCCACCTCAGGGAATCCGATCTTACCAGCCGATACCATGTTATTGATCTCATCAGCGGTAACACCGTACATCCTTGCAAGTTCCTTAACCAGGGGAATGCCACGGCCTGTAAACTGCCTTACGTCCTGGGCATATAGCCTACCCTGTACCATTGTCGTACCGTACAGGTACACAATATCATTGAGAGGAATGGAGAGACCTGCTGCTATGTTACCAAGCCTTACCAGGGTGTCATTGACTTTCTCTGCTGCCGTACCGTATGCCAGGAGCTGCTTTGCACCACCAGCCACACCAGCCAGGTCAAACGGTGTCTTAGCTGCTGTCTGGATCATCTGATCCATCAGATCCTTTGCCTTTTGCTCGGATCCAAGCATAGTGCCAAAGGCTATCTCCAGCTGCTGGAACTGACCACGTACCTCTGCTATACTCTGTAGCAATCCAGTCATTCCCTGTCCTACCAGGTAAGCCTGGATATACATGGCTCCTTTCTGGGCAAAGTCCAGTAGGCTCTGCTCCATATCCTCAGCCTCCATCTGGATATTGGTGGAAACCTGCCTTATATGCCGATCCATTGCATCAGCCGATACGTTGAAATCGTCTATGTCTAAAGTGGCTACATAAGCCAAAGCACCGTTTATATTCTCCATAAGGCATCAATTTGATTCTGTAACTTGATGAGCTTCTTTAAGGATCTTGCTACATTGGCATAGAAACCTATAAGTTCATCATACTTTCCATTCTCATTGTTGATGAGTAATCCGTTAGCCATTACTGATAGTGTCTGTATCTGTCTCTGAGGATTGTCAATATGTAAAAAATCCATTTTGGCTGCTTGAATTACCTCATTCTTGTATCGCTCTATTTCCTCACAATCTTTGAGGCACTGTTCCATTGTCTTATCCATGTGAAAAATGTTTTTGTTACTTGATTGTTACTTTCCGTTGATCAGGTGTCTCAGAGTGACCTGGTAAACCGATCCTGGGTGTTGCATTTCACATTCTGGTATAGAAAGTGAGCACCTATCCAGGCTCCAGTTTGTTAGGATTAACCTGATCAATATTTGCAGTTTTTCCCTCCATTTTGAGCAAAAGAGAGTGAAAAAGCATCAGTTCTGTGTCTGAAAGTGCTGAAAAATTGAAAATTTGCACGTTGTTTTGAACGAAGTTTATCTGCTTTGATCCAGCCAGAATCTGACCTGGCTTTCCAAACGATCTATCCAGTACCCAGCGTAAACTGTCTATTTTCCCTTTCCTTATGTCTCCAATGATAGCTTCTATCATATTGGCTACAAAAGAAGGGATCTTGCTTTTGGGGTTCTTACACTCATTCCTGATCTTTTCCAGCCGCCCTAAAGGGCATTCCAGGAGAGAAAGCATGAGGTGTGTGAAATCCTCTTTGCTCAGCTCTTCACCTGGTAAATTGATACGTTTATAGAGGGATGGTTTTCTGCCATTCCTCTTAGGCTGTCTGCTTGCAGAAAACTGTTTGCCGTATCTGTTGCCTGGCTGAAATCCTTTCTTACCTTTTGCCATATCTCCAATGTCGTTTTAATGTCGTTTCCTCAAAATAGGGTAGAGGATCCTGAAATGATCCAGGAGCCTCAGCCTTTCTTATCCCTCAGGAATGTCCTGGAGCTGTTCCAGACGTTTCTCCAGGTCGTACCATTCATCTATGATCCTGTATATCCTCTCTTTGATAGCTACCAAAGCAAAACAGGAATTGGGCTTGAACTCTTTTGAATGGATCGGACTGGACTGCCATTCCTGATGTTCAATCCTATACTGTCTGTTATAAGCAGTATCTCCTTTGTTCCAAAGATTTCTAAGTTCATTGATCCGTTCTATGATCTCATCCTTAGTCATCTCAGCTGGAGATTTCTTTTTGCTGTGTCGAGCTATAATACTATCCTTATCCATATCACACACTCCTTTCGCTGTTATTTGATATACTCAAAGTTCTGGCCTTTGAGTGTCGGTGTTCCATTGGCATCAATTATAGCCAGGGAGAAATGATCAGGCAGTGAAAGACCTCCCATATATCTCCTGTCATATTTTGCCGCCAAAGGTGATCCCATTTTCTCCATTGATTCAAACAGAGAGTTTTCTTTTGGGGAATCACTAACAGCCTGGTTGAACTCCTTAATGGCTTTCTCCATAACCAGCCATTTCTCATACACAGCAGATCTGGCCTCTGTATCAATATAAATGCTAAACCTGTCAGTAATGATTTGCTTATACTCAGGCTTGATGCTCACCTTACCATTGTTTACCTGGTAAAGTTCCCACTCAATGGGAGATACATCTGTATGGATCAGTTTTGCAGCCTTAGCTTTGATATTATCCACATCCTTAGCAGAATCCTCACGCATGAGTTCCTGTAATTTTTTGGGATATGAAGATATTTTCTGAGCCACACAGCTTTCAGAGATCAAATCCCAAAGTCCACTGCCATTGTAGAGGCTTTGTAACTTTCCAATGGTGGGAATTATATGAGCATTAGAGAAATCATCAGCCAGTTCCTGGAGGTGCTTGGCTACTGTTTCACACCAGTTTCTTGATCTACGGATGGCTTCGGCATCCTGGTAAACACATACTTTTTCCATACCTATACTATCTGAAATCCTCACACTTAGTACCTACAGGAGCATCAGCGGAAACTCCCCATTTCTTTAGAAGATCCTCAGCATGATCCTCAATGCTCTTTTCACGTGCATCAGAAATCTCCTTTCGGAGCTTGTTGGCTTCCTCGATCATTTCATCGGTTGCCAGGTTCATCAATGCTGCATTCTCGATCTCCTTAACTCTTCTCTCTTTTGCAATAAATTCTTGTTGTGTCATAATTGTTTGGATTTAAATTGTTATACTTTATTAGAATCTCTCACCCCAGTTTTTCTTTTCTTCTGTGGTGGTAGTTCCAAATCTCATACTATAGTCTTTTTTCCCGTAATCCTCTTTTGCGGGATTATCACCCTTATCAGATTTGAAAGAAAGCTCTCTGGTTTGTGGAGCCTGGCCAAAGCTGCCAGATCTTCTGTGCCAATTCCTAACAGCTGCTTTCCAATCTTTGATACCATTACCTCCTGATTGCTTCCAGCCGTTTGCTTCATAATGATCATAGATAGCTCCAGGATCATCATTCCATCCCATTTCTTTAACATATTCCTCTATTTCCTGGAGAGTGGGCTTTGTAAAGCGTTTAGCTTTACCCTCACTATCAGTAGGAATACTTTTAGGTTTAGGATTAGGAATAGGATTAGGTAGGGCTTCTGTGGGTTCCGTAAATAACCCATCGGTTTTGTTGGGTTTTTCAGATAACCCATCGGTTTCAGTGGGTTTATTCGGTTCCTTGCTTTTATGAGGTCTGCCACCCTTTGAGCCATTTTCACGGTTAGCCTTAACACGTGCCTGGTATTTCTCATAATCTCTGTCGATCTGATCTTTAACAAAGAGGAAAACCAGCCCTAATGCTTTATCAGCATCAGGCGAAAGAATAGTACCGCTTTCAGCATAGGCTACTATGGCCTTAAAGAGCCTCCCTGCCTCTTCATCAGTAAGCCATTGCAACTTTTCCTTGATGTCGGTATGTATTACGATACTCTCAATATTCATAGCCTCAGCCTCCTATTGAAATAGCCTGGCTCCTAACCTCCAGGATCTCCTGGTTCAGCTGGCCTGTAACCATGAGGTTATATAAAGCCCTCTGATTGAATTTCTCGCCACGGATGATAAATAACTCCACCTGCTTGTAATCGGTGCTGAAATAGACCAGGAGAGCGTCCAGAGTGCCTTTTATGTCACCATAACCCAGACGTGGTTTATTGGAGTCTGGAATAAACACGCTGCTGATGTTGCACCTTGACTTGGTAAGTGCTCTCTCGGCCTTTTGTCTGGCACGATCAGAGAAAGTGTCAGGAACACCGTTATAATAGCAGAAGAAACGCTTAACCTTGCTCTGTGCTGCCATGTCCTCAAAGAGCTGGTAGCTGCCTGATGAGGCTACTGTGTCATATCTTACAGTACGCTTTCCCTCGTTCTCAGGTAGGATCCTTAATCTGTAGTAGTCGGTAATTCTCATTTCTGGCCTCCTTTCCTGTGTCCGTTGGTTCCTGTGGTGCTAACCATATAGGCTTTTGCAGCCTCTTCAATCTCTTCTGCTGTGCTAATACGGTTCTGCTTCATCCAGGCATCCAGCTCAGCACGATCAAAATAGATGATCTTGCCATTAGGCTTGTAATGGGGTAGAGTATGGTTACAAGTAGCCTTGTAGAGCCATGATTTACTAAGCCCAGTGAATATAGCTGCCTCATCTATAGTGAGCATAGATTTAGCCGCTATCATACTGTAGCGTTCAATACGGTTTAACTGTTCAATAATCTTTTCTTCCATCTTTACAAGTTTTATGATGTTGAGGCTGGATCCTGGCACTCTCCATCGGTTTTCGCTTGCAAAGATAGATACGTATAAAAAATAGCGGAGTAACAATAAGTAATGTTACTCCGACTATTATTCAGTGTTACTTGTTTTTTAGGATTCGTTCACAATCTTTCGTAGCGTTTTATCATAGTTGTCAAAATAGGTGGCAGATTGACGTGAGGATGTCCCTTTGTTGATTATTTCACTCAGCCCAGAAATAAGTGATCCTTTAACAGGCTTTTTTCCCTTAATCATAAACCAGAAAATAGTTTTTTCCCACTTTCTTTCGTTGTTATTGCCAAACATGATTTGAATGAAGTATGCAAGTTTACGTACTCCAGAGTTCCATACAATAGGAGCTGCGCAAGATCCTCTACCACACATAGTCAAGAATTGTTGTTGTGTGGAATTATTGTGGATATATCCAAACTCTTTTAGTGAGTTGAATATCTTGATAATTGATTCATCGGATTTGTCGGTGTAGAACACATTATCCATGTATTCCCTGGTAAATTGTGTGTTAGAAATCTCATCAGGGATATTTACTGGGTGAACTTTCGCTTTCCGCTTATGTGTTTTTTCATCATCGGTAAAAATATTTATTTGATATTCATTGCTGATGATGTCTATAGCTCTGCTTATCCGACTGATCTGAGCCTCATCTGATATTTGAGGCTTACCAGTTGATTCCAGGCACGCTTTATCAGCCATCCAAAGATCCCATAATAGATCTTTCTTATCTGGGAATACCTCAGACTGTATTAACACGTCATTTTTTGAGAATGTTCCGTTGGCTATTTTCTCAATAAAATCTTTCGTTATCATAATTACCAGCAGTTATATGTTCGTGAATAGATGCTTAACCCTATCGGTCTCGTTTGCTTTGAATCTCGGAATGTATATGTTCTTTAGCTCTTTGACGTTCCAGAGCCTTTCAAAGATCCTCCATGATGGTTTGTTATATAGAGCCATGCCAATATGCTGTGCAATAAGGCTTAGCTGGAATGTCTTTGTTCCTGGTTTGGGCTGGTAGTGATCATCCAGCAGATCCTCTTTCACACAAAGATCCAGGAGCCTCAAAGCTTCATCCGATTGCAGCTCCTTTGGCACACCATACAATTTGCCCTGATGATCTTTCTGGTACTCATAAATTTCGTTATTGAGGCTGGCCATTACATCCAGGAATTTACTGAGTGAATCCTTTACCTCATCAGGACAATTATCATCAGATAGAAGTTGATGGGCTACAGAAATAGCTGTAGGCATAGCTGATGGCTTAACTGTTCTGCCTGTAGTACCAAATTTCTCCAGTTCAATAGGTATATAATCAGGGTGGGTGCTTTTCCACTCTTCTCTTATATCCTCAGCCCACTCTCCGATCATGCACAGATCTGGGAAAAAGTCTATGATCTCAAACTCATCCCAGTTGTCTATGTTGTATCTGAGCTTATCCATCAGGATCCTGTAGATCCTATCAATTCTTGTGATGATGTGCCTTTTTTCCATACTGTTATTATTCTATGCCTGTTTCAAAGATTCTTTCCCATTCCCTGGGTGCTTTATCTGGTAAATGCTCATGGAGAAAGCTGGCTTTCCATTGCTGGTAAGCCTCAGCAAGCGTTAGACTGGCCTCTGGATGGCTCAGAAAAGCCAGGTGAAACTCTCTCTCATACTCCCAGAATTGAGCCGCCAGAGGCCGTTTCTGATCGCCCTGGTATGGGTTTTCAGTCTCGCCCTTATACCATGTGTAGTTTGAATGATCCTCTGTTATGCCAGAGAATACCCTGTGCTTATTCCAATCCGTTGCCATATATCAGAAATTATAGAAGTTGTGCCAAATAGCAAGTTGCTCTCTCATCCTGGGATCCAGGAACTCCATTACATTATTAATGATCTGCTGGGGAATGCCCCAACGTGCCTCTGCTATGGATCCTACAATGGCTCCTATAGTATCACTGTCACCTCCAAAGGAGATAGCACGTCTGATGGCATCCTCAAAGTCTGTAGCCTGGCAAATGATCTGTAGGCAAAGGGGTACAGTTCCCTGGCACGTCTCATCAAATTTGCCTTGCTCAAAATGCTGGCTTTCAAAACCAGGGTAATACTGTTGCATGGTATCACACCACTCTCTGAGGCTCTTTCCCCATCCTGTACGGAAAAGCCAGATGGCATGAGCCACCGCAACGGCTCCCTTAATGCCCTCAGGATGGTTGTGGCTCACTGCTGCAGTCTTTTCTGCCTCCCTCTTCACATCCTCCAGGTCATTGAATGCCCAGGCCACAGGGCTTACCCTCATTGCCGATCCATTGCCAAAGCTGTTGTAGGGCTGAGGATCCTCTGAGTGGATCCACTGGGCAAATCTGCCACCATAAGCACCCATAGGATGGGGATAGGTATTACACCATTCCAGGAGCTTGCTCTTATAGCTCTCTCCTGTCAGTATAGCATCAGCTATAGCCAGAGTACAGATAGTATCATCCGTATAGCTACAGGAATCATCCCAGAGGTTGAAATGGTAATCCCTGGTATTGTTGAACTCAAAGCGTGATCCGATCACGTCACCTATTATTGCTCCTATCATATTTACCTGGTGTTTTGTTGTTAGTCCCAGAGTGCTACAATATCATCCTCTGGGCTGGTGTTCATACTGTTGCATTCAGGGCATTTTGCAGCCGTTGTTTCCAGCCTGTAGGTTCCACCACACTGGCATTGCCCCAGCTCATCCTTATAGTTACTGGTAGCCTCCACTTGCTTTTGCTCTCCACACTGATCACAGTAATAGTTAGCTGTCAGCATTCCTATTCCCTCCATTCTCTCCCAGGTGTTACCACAATCCTGGCAAATGTACTTTCTGATCTTTCCCATAATTGTTACTTTTGTTACTCGTTAATTGTTATGTCAGGTATGAGGCTCACAGCCTTTTGTTTGTTCTTATCCAGGATCTTGGCATAGATCTGGGTTGTGGCCACTTCTCTATGGCCTAACAGCTTTGATACAGTGTAGATGTCTGTTCCCAGGTCAAGCATGATCACAGCAAAGGTATGTCTGCCAGCATGGAAAGTAATGTCTTTTGTGATCCCAGCAGCCAGCACCCATCTACGAAGCTCCAGCAGCGTCCAGGAGGTGTATTTGAAGCCTGGGAATACTTTGGCATCATCAGCAGATCTTTCACCCATGTATTGCTCTGCTTGCTTTGCAATATCCAGGTATTCCTGGCCTTTGGTTTTCTTCTGCTTGAATACGATCCTGGTATAGTCACCAAACTTTTGTACCTCTCCCCAGGTTAGCTTTTCAATGTCGCTTTTGCGTAACCCAGTGAGGCATGAAAACAGGAAAGCATCTTTGAGAAACTGGTACTTGCATGGTGTTGCTGCCAGTTTCTTAACCTCATCCAGTGTAAGGTAAGCTCTCTCTGGCTCATCTTGCTTAAAGCCCTCAACACCTCTCATCGGGTTAGTAGGAATGATCCTATCCTCAAATGCCTGGTTAATGCAAGCCCTGAGCTTGTTGAAATATGAAACCTTTGAGTTCTGGGATAGTGGAGTGAAAGGAGCGTTCTTTTCTCTTTTCTTTTTATAGGCATCCTTATTGGCATTCTCAAGGTAATCCTTAAATCCCTCAATCCAATCGGCATCAATATCCTTGAATGTGGTTTTCTCATCACAATATCTTTCCAGGTGCTTCAAGCAGCTGTGCCAGTTCCCCCAGTTCCCCAGGCTGTCAGGCTTACCGTGCCTCTCTTCACACATTTTCCTGTAGTAGGAAAGAAACGGTGTGTCGATCTTGAACTGTTTTGTGAAACCATATTCACCATTTTGGATCTCGATCTGCCTTTTGGCTTTGATAGCCTGGGCTGTTGCCAAAGTCTGTCTGTTTTGCTCTTTCTCTACAGGTGTGGTGGCTTTTACCAGGTAAAGTTTCAGAAATTCATACTCTCTTTTGCCATCCCTGTAGATGTCAAGGTAGAGGCTTATACTGCCATCTTTCAGAATCCTCTCCCTAAGTCTAACTGGTTCCTTTTTTGATTTACTTGCCATAGATCTGATTTTTTTCTTTGAGTAACGTGATTTTGTGACTTATTGCTTTCAGGTCACAAAGTAACAACAAAAAAGTAACAAAAAAGAATAAAATAAGAGAAAAGTGAGAAAACAAATGAAAATTTAACATTTCAAGCTCAAAACCCTGTAAAATAAGGTGTTTTCTTTCTCTTCTTTTGCTTATTTTTGGCTTTTGTTTTCACCTGAAAAATGGAACTTCACTTTCCCACGCAGAAGTGCTTGAAGATATTCCCTAATACTTCGTTGGGAGTGATCTGGGTGCCGGTGATTTCGGCAAGGATGTTGAGAACGAGGCGGAGATCTTCACTGAGGAGGTCTCCGCTCATTTGCATCTCAAGGCCGTTGATGACGCGCAGAATAGCTTCGTGGGCACGGACGAGGGCGTCGTAGTG